TGGTAAAAAAAAAGTAAAAGAAGAAATTAAAAAATCTGGCACAGATATGTATGGAGGAGTAGCAAGTAAAGCTACTAATGAATATTTAGAAAGTATTGGTGAAGCTACAAAAGGATCACAAAATCCTGATGGATCATATAATTATAGACTTACTGGAAGAGGTCATAAATTAAAATATGGATCTTATAATCCCGGTGGTCCACAAAATCCAACAGGAATGGGAACAGTTGGTGCTGACGGTATTATGAATCAAATACCTATTTCAGAAAAAATGTTTGAATCACAAAAAAAATTAAAAATGGCGGCATTGCTTCCTTTGTCAGTATTAGCACCATTTCCTGTTTCAACTGTATTAGGTTTAGGTGCTCAAGAAGCAAGAAAAGCGTCATATGATAATTATATTAATAGTTTTAATAAAGGTGGTTTAATTAGAGAAACATCATCTACTTCTTATGCTGCTAAAAATAATAGAGATACTTCTGATGCAACAATACAAGATACTAAAGCACAAGCAGAAGCTAATGAATCTGCAGCAGTTGAAGCTGCTAATTTAAAAAAACAAGCCATAGCAAGAAATCAAGCAGCATTAAAAGGTAAAAGACAATTTTTTAGTGGAACAACAAAACTAATAAAAGGAGCAATGCAGTAATGGCATTTATACCAGTAGCAGAAAAAAATATTTCATCAGGATATACTGATAATAAATTTAAAAATTTTTTTAAAAAGTATCAAGACGCAGAAACAATATTTGATCATTGGAAAGATAAATATGAAGAAGCATATGAATACACAATGCCTTCAAGAGAATCTTTTTATGAAGAAACAGTAGGAGAAAGACGTACTGATAAAATATTTGATGAAACTGCAGTAGTAGGTATTCAAGAATTTGCTAGTAGATTACAAGCTGGTATAGTTCCTACTTATGGTAGATGGGCAAACTTTGAAGCTGGTACTGATATACCAGAAGATCAAAGACCAGCAGTTAATGAAGCATTAGATGAAATAACTAAATATGTTTTTGAGATATTAGCTGGATCTAACTTTAATCAAGAAGTACATGAAGCATTTATGGATTGTGCTATTGGTACTGGTGTAATGCTAGTAGAAGAAGGTGATGCATTAAATCCTATTAAGTTTACAGCAATACCTTTGCCTAAAGTTATGTTAAACAATGGGCCTGATAATAGAGTAGATACAGTATTTAGAAAAAGACAAATAGCTTACAATCAATTAATGACTGCTTATCCTAAAGCAGAAATGTCTGAACAAATGTTAAAAGCTATTGAAAATAATGAAAGTAAAAAAGCAAATATTGTAGAAGGTGTTTACAAAATTTACGATGAAGCAAACACAGAAAAATATAAATATTGTGTTGCTTGTATGAATGAAGAAGAAATTATTTTTGAAAAAGAATTAGATGGAGTTGGTAGCAATCCTTATATTGTATTTAGATGGAATAAAGGATCAGGAGAAGTTTATGGAAGAGGGCCTGTATTTAATAGCATGGCTGCAATTAAAACAACTAATCTTACAGTAGAACTAATATTACAAAATGCACAAATGAATATTAGTGGAATATATACTTATGAAGATGATGGTGTTGTTAATCCTGATAATATAAATCTTGTGCCAGGTGCTTTAATTCCTGTAGCTCCAAATAGTAGAGGTCTTACACCTTTAGCTGGTGCTGGAAGATTTGATGTAGCACAGTTAATACTTTCTGATATGCGTCAAAATATTAAGAAAGCATTATACATGGAAACACTTGGTAGACCAGAAGGTACACCAATGTCTGCTACTGAAGTATCTGAAAGAATGGCAGATTTATCAAGACAGATTGGATCATCATTTGGTAGACTGCAATCAGAATTTGTAACACCATTACTTCGTAGAGTAATTAGAATTTTATCTAAACAAGGTAGAATAGCAATTCCAAAAATTGATAATAGAGAAGTAACTATTATAGCTCAATCACCATTAGCTCAAGCTCAACATCAACAAGATGTTGCAGTAGTTAATAATTTTAATGCAATATTAGCTCAAACATTTGGCCCACAAATTCTTAATATGATTGTTAAACAAGATGAAGTAGCTAGATATTTAGCAGAAAAATTAGGTTTACCAGAAAAATTAATAAGAGATCCTCAAGAGCAGCAACAAATAATTCAATCATTGCAAAATATGTCTCAACAGTCTAATATGGCAGAAAATGAGTTGGGAATCCCTAGTCAATCGCCACAAGGACAATAAAAAAGATACCAGCGAAATAGATCAAATATTTGCTGCAGTTTTTTCTGATCCTGATGGTAAAAAAATATTGGAATACTTTGATAGTATTGTTATGAATACTACAGTAAATCCTACTGCTGATAGTAGAGTATTATGGCATTTAGAAGGACAACGATTTATGCTGCAACAAATTAAAAATAGAATTAAGCGAGGTAAAGAATGGAAGAAGAAGTAGTTACACAAACAGAACAAACAGAAGAAAGTTCTAAACCAGACTTTGTTCAAGATAAATTTTGGAACAAAGATACTAATGAAATTAATATAGAAGAATTATCTAGTAGTTATAATTCATTAGAAAAAAAATTAGGATCAAGAACAGAAGATTTATCTAAACAAATTAGAGAAGATATGGCTAATGAAGTAAGGTCTAAAGTTCCTGAAAATTATGAAATTAGTATGCCTGAGATACCAGAAAATGTACAAATGGATATTGATCCTGAAATGCCTTTATTACAATGGTGGCAAAAAACAGCAAAAGAAGCTGGTTTATCTCAAGATCAATTTAATACAGGTATAGAAGCATTTGTTAATAATGAGATAGGAAGTTTACCTGATCTTGATAATGAAAAACAATTATTAGGTGAAAGTGCAAATGCAAGAATAGAAGCTGCTGATTTGTGGAGTAAAAAAAATTTATCTACTGATTCTTATGATGCTATATCTGAATTTGCTAGCACAGCTAAAGGTGTAAAAGCTTTAGAAGAAATAATGAAACTTAATAAAGATGCACCAATACCACAAACAGAAACAGCTATTGATGCTGCTCCTAGTTTAGATGATCTTAGATCTATGATGAAAGTTCCAAGATATTGGAAAGATGGAAAAAGAGATCAAGCTTAAATTAATAAAGTAAATAAATTATATGAAAAGTACTACGGAAGTCAAAAGGCGAGTTAAAGCTACTTGGCGTGATGCACAATCTTTTGCTGAATGGCTTGATCCTATTGAAGGAAAAAAATTAAAACCAGCTATAAATTATAGTGAAGGATATGTGTTAAAAGATGATGATGACGTATTAATTTTGTATATGACATATAATGATACAGATATTGGTGATACTTGTGTCATTCCTAAAGAAAATGTTGTTAATATTTGTGAGTTGAAAAATATTAAAAAAAATGTCAGTAAAGAATAAATAGACCTCTAAGGCCCTAGATATGCCTGTAAAGATAACATATCAAACTCCTATGAGACAATCTAGGTAAACTTAACAAGCATACGGAGGTTAAAATGTCTGCTTCTATTACTAATGCTTTTATCACTCAGTTCGAAGCTGAAGTGCATATGGCATATCAAAGAATGGGTAGTAAGCTAAAAAGCCTAGTGCGTACTGTAAACGGAGTAAGTGGCGAATCTGTAAAATTCCAAAAAGTTGGAACAGGTGAAGCTACAAGCAAAGCAAGACACGCAGAAGTAGTTGCGATGAACATTTCTCACACAAATGTAACTGCAACTCTAGCTGATTTCTATGCGTCTGATTACGTAGACAAACTAGACGAGCTTAAAACCAATATTGACGAAAGATCAGTTGTTGCAAATAATGCAGCATATGCTCTTGGTCGTAAAACTGATTCTATCATTACAGATGCTATGAGTTCTGCTACTACACTAGCTAACAATGCTGGTGCACAAGGTGGTACTGTGGCAACTGACATGAACGTAGATAAGTTCCAAGAAATGCAAGCGCTTTTCGGAACTAACAGCGTTCCTGATGATGGCGGAAGATACTGGGCAATCGGCCCTAACCAATGGTCTAACTTATTAGATGATGATCAATGGTCAAGAATGGAATACATTGGATCTAACGAATTACCTTTTTCTGGTATGAATTACACAGCGAAAAAATTCTTAGGTTTCTTAGTATTTGTACATTCTGGTCTAGACACATCTGGATCTACTGATAGACACACTATTTGTTGGCATAAGTCATCAATGGGTCTAGGTGTAGGATCTGAAGTTAGAACTGAAGTAAACTATATACCTGAAAAGGTATCTCACTTAATGACTTCTTACCTATCCATGGGATCAATTCTAATTGATACTAATGGTATTAGAGTACAGAAGTGTGCGGAATAGGAGATAAATAATGGCATACGCAACTTCAAATCCGATTAAGAAAATTGCTGGAATGGGTGCTGGAAACTCACTATGGTTTTATACTGATGGTGATGCTAAAGCAGCTGTTGTAGCTTCAGGTTATTTCAATTCTGCTTACAAAGAATTAAGCAAAGGTGATGTTATCCTTTGTTCAATCGGTGTAGGTGGTACTCACGAAATGGACACAATTACAGTTACTTCTGAAACAGGTGCAACTACTGTAACAACAGTAGCTCTTGCATAAGGAGATTAACA